CTAAGTATTTGACTCTTATCACTATTAGATATATCAAGGCCAGTTTGACCACCTATCTGAACATTAAGTTCTGGAAATTGATTATTTAATCTATCTGCAATAGATATTCTTTCTCCCGTATTTCTATCCCACTTAACATATTCTTCTCTATCTGGTAGGTTAGTGCCTTCTCCACGACCTAAGATACTAAAGTTAATTCCACCAGGTCTTGTCTCAATATGATTACCGCAACGAACAGGGAACTGACTGTAATCCAATTCATCCTGTAGAAACTTTTCCACTTCATCTGATATCTTCCAATCAGATTTATATACATTAACATCCTTCTCATACACATCTGCACCAGAACAGTTGTATACTCTTATTGATCTATTGTAAATATCAAGACCTAGTTGTTCTACAGTCTTTTCTCTGTCACTACCAGTAACAAGATAAACATCGTAGGTGCAACAGAATTTAATCATGTATGCACCAAAAGATAAATCAATTTGTTGACGACTCTCGGTTAGAGTGCCATCAACATCAAAAATAAATTTTTTCAATTACTCAGGTTCAGTTGTTTTATTTTTCTTACCGATGTTATACTTCTGTTCTAGAATCCAATCACCTTTATCTTTATAGGATAAAACTTTAATTTGGTTCAGTGGTGCAATGTCTGCAACTGAATCTTCTTTAACAATAGTAATCAATCCCCAGTCTGCTAAAAGACGAGTGATACGATTTCTACGTTGAACATCGTTAATAGTAAGGTTAGCATGTTTTCCGTCAAGTGCAAAGAGCTCCTTGAAGTGAACAATAAAATACTTACCTTGCTTATGTAATATATGACAACTTTGATATAACTTCTTTTCTTTTCTGGATGCTACTCCAATTCTTGTGAGAGTTTCTCTTACCTTTAAAAAATCATCTGGTTCATTTAAGACCACCTCTAGCATCTGATCTTGAGACCAATCTACAGTAGGTTCAACCGTCATAGTCATTTTCTTCCTCCAATGTCAAGTCGTTGTTTAATAAAATTAATTTGTTCAGGGGTTAATATCTTCAAAGCATTAGATGCTTTTTCGTTACTATAGCCATAGTATTGTTTGACGATTTCAAGATCCGTGACTTTATCCTTACGGAGCCAGGGAGAAAATCTTCTCTTTTTCCTAAGTGTATTTAGATAAAATGAATATTGGAGGTCTTTATCTAAGTTAGGAAACTTATTCATCTCATTGGCAAACATAATGCAATCAAGATGACCAGAAAGGCAACGATTTACAATGTATGGAGGATATTTACTGATAGCATCAGGATCTTCTTCTATCAGGTTCTGCTTTGTAAAGTTGATAGAATTTAACCAATCTTTAAGTTCAGTCATACCATATACCTCCTCCAAGGATCAAGACAAGGAGTTTGACATAATGCTTCATTCCAAGGATTAAGGAGTATAGAGATCCTCTCACCAGTAAATGGTTCAACATTATGATAAACATCTGGGCCAAAAAATACCATTCGATTTGTCTTTGGTAAAACAATAGTTCCATTCTCAAAACATAGTCTACCATCTTTTACATTATCTGCAACATAAGGGTAATAACATGTAGTGCATATCGGATACTTTAATTCACCTGTGGTCATCTCTAGTCTGTCATCATGATCACGATGCCAATCACTAGGTCTAGTGCTCATACGAATCCAAGTTTCATATCCTATCGCAGATGATAGATCAAAATAATCTTTTGCAATATCTAATAGACGCATTAAATATTTTCTACCTCTATGCTTCTCATCCCAAGCAAACCAGAAGACATCAAGATCATCAATTCTTTTTTTCCAATCACCATTCAATTCTCTAATCAAGTTTAAAAAATCTTTATGTTCATCCTCTGGAAAAACTTCATCCAAAACATAAACATCAAACTCTTTATTACGAGGATTTTCTAACATCAAGATTCATCAAAATAATTTGCACAAGAGCAAACAAGATTACGATCACCATAAACATTGTCAATTCTTGACACAGCAGGCCAGAATTTATTGGTTTGATTTACAGGATATGCTGCTTGCTCTCTACTGTAATCATACTCCCATTTATCTGCTGCAACCATTCTAGCAGTATGTGGTGCATTTTTCAAGACCTCCTTATGTGTATAGATTTCTCTTCCTATCATTTCCATTGCATCTACAAATCTCTGAAGTTCAACTAAAGATTCACTTTCAGTTGGTTCAACCATCATAGTATTTAAAACAGGCCAAGATAGTGTAGGAGCATGGAAACCATAATCCATCAACCTCTTTGCAACATCCTCTGCTGTGACAGGTAATGATCTACAATCAAATATACATTCGTGTGCAACTCTACCATTATTACCTTTATACAATACTTTAAAGTATGGATCTATTTTATGTGCTAACCAATTAGCATTTAATAAAGATACCTCTGTTGCTTTCTGCAATCCGTCACGACCCATCATACGAATATACATCCAACTGATAGGTAAGATAGATGCACTACCATATTCTGCAGATGATACTCTGTGAGTAACAAAAGGTGTTAGATGTTTTGCGACACCGATTGGCCCAACACCTGGCCCACCACCACCGTGAGGAATACAAAATGTTTTATGTAAATTAAGGTGACATACATCAGCACCATAATTACATGGTTTTGCAAGACATACTTGTGCATTTAGATTTGCACCATCAAGATAAACTTGACCACCATTCTCATGTATTATTCTACAAATATCTTTAATCGTAGATTCAAATACACCATGAGTAGATGGGTATGTAATCATAACACAAGACAATTCAAATGTGTTCATTATTGCTTGTTTTTCTAGATCTTTAATATCAATATTACCATCATCATCGCATTTGATAGGAACTATCTTCATACCTGCCATGACTGCACTTGCAGGATTTGTTCCATGTGCACTCGTGGGTATTAAACATACATTTCTCTTATCGTCACCACGACTTCTATGATATTCTTGTATTGCAAGAAGACCTGCATACTCACCTTGAGATCCTGCATTTGGTTGTAATGATATAGAATCAAATCCAGTAATCTCACACAACCATCCTTTCAATTCACTAATGATAATATCATATCCTTCAGTCTGACTTCTAGGTGCGAATGGATGCATATTTGCAAACTCAGGCCATGATACTGGCATCAATTCTGCTGCTGCATTTAATTTCATAGTGCAACTACCAAGTGGTATCATGCCATTGACCAATGAAAAATCTTTCTGAACCAATTCATTGATATATCTCATCATGTTAGTTTCACTGTGATACTTGGTAAAAACATCTTGTTGTAACCAAGGTTTGGTTCTTTCTGGTATACTCAACCATTTATAATTTCCTACAGAGTCAACTACATGATCAATCGTATCACATTTGTTAACTAGATCTTGTTGTGACCATATGATTTCTTTTACCTCTTCAAGAGTAGTAAGTTCATCTAGTGTTATTATAGTGTAACCATCTTCATATCTAACATTATAACCTTCCAAAGTAAGGAAACTTTTAAATCTTATTGTGTCAAATCCCTCCGTTTTATCAACCTCCATTCCCAACCAAGATAATCCAGTCATCAAGGTTTGTCTATAAAATAATATTCTTTTTGCTATTGTTTTAAGACCCTCTGCACCATGATATGCAGCATAGAAACCAGACATGTTTGCTAGTAATGCTTGTGCCGTGCATATGTTAGATGTTGCCTTATCCCTTCTTATATGTTGCTCTCTGGTTTGTAGTGCTAATCTTAATGCTTTATTACCTTGACTGTCTATTGATTGACCTACAATTCTACCAGGTATTTTTCTTTTATACTTATCTGCAATAGCAAAAAACGCAGCGTGTGGGCCGCCAAATCCCATAGGAATACCAAACCTCTGCATACTACCAACTGCAATATCAAATCCCATTTCACCTACAGGTTGCATAAGAACCTGACATAATGGATCGACAACTGCAATCTTTATACACTTATATACATCTGCAATTCTGAGTAATGAATCGTAACAATTCAATTTACCATGATTATCTGGCATTTGCACAAGAACTCCAAATGCTTTCTCAATGTCTTCTAATGGAACAGATCCACTTAAATCAAGTTCTAATATTTTGATTCCTAAAGGATGAGCTCTTGTTTCTAATACTGCTAGTGTTTGTGGAAATACTTTGTTATCAACGAGGAATACATTTTTATTAGATGCACTATGTGCAAGTAACATTGCTTCTGCTGCTGCCGTTCCTTCATCTAATAAAGATGCATTCGCAACTGGTAATCCAGTGAGTTCCGTAATCAGTGTTTGGTAATTAAATAATGCTTCTAATCTACCTTGTGATATCTCTGCCTGATATGGTGTATAAGATGTATACCATGCAGGATTCTCAAATACATTTCTCTGTATTACTGGTGGTGTGATTGTTCCATAATATCCTTGACCAATCAATGTTCTTTTAACTTTATTTCTTCCTGCTAATTCTTTTAATTCTGTAAGTGCTTCATGTTCACTACACCCATCAGGTAATTTATTATCACCTCTGAGAAGTATGGAATCTGGAACGATTTGTCTAACCAATTCATCCATACTTGAAAGACCCAAATCGTTTAGCATTTGGGTCTGTTCTGCCTCTGATGGGCCTATGTGTCTAGAAATAAATTCTGTCATGAAAGTAATTCAATTCTTTTATCAATATAGGCCTTTGCCTTCTTGAGATCGGTTAACTCATCTTCTTTGTGACCAGCCCGACATACATATTTAATCACGTTGCCAGAGAAGAAATCTAATCCTTGATCAGCAATAAAATCCCATACTTGTATTTTACCACGCTGATAATGTTTTGGTGAAATTTTGTTCATCTTATAATTTGAATGTTATCATCTTGTGACCAGAGTTCGACCTTATCTCTGAATCTACCATCTCTTTTCAGAGTTTCATATCTCTTGGTTGCTTTTCGCTTCCACCAAGAGATGATGTTATCTAGGTGAAATTTATCCCAGTTCTGACCATGAACTAATTTATCTTGATCACCACGAATAACTTCACGAACATTACCATAACCATAGTCAGAGATATAAAATCTTTTCTTTTGTGTAAGACCAAATGCCATTTCAATTACAGTATTAAATTGTTGTAGTTTATTTTCATCTTTCAGAGATTTCTTAATACTAGCAATCATTTTAGTTTGCCTCTTCATCTTTTTAGATGATGCTTTATTATCTGTCAAAGGTGTATTGTTATTAAGCAAAGTAAAACGATCATGTAATTTATGAAAAACTCTATCGTGTAATAAAGGTAGAAACTTACTCTCTGTCAATCCTTTGTATCTAAAAAATGGTTTTAATCCATCATACTGTGATGCTGATGTAGTAGAACCATATAGAGATGTAGTCTCAAACAATGCAATGTCTTTCTCAAATACTTTATTGAGTGTTTCTCTTGCAAAGTGTGATACACAAAGAAGTGCAAGTAACTTACCACCAAGAAAATTATAACCAAAAGGTTGTGAAGGAACGATCACAAATCCCATAGCAGTATGACGATTCAGCAAAGAAAGATTTGCTGGTTGACCCAACCATACATTTCTTGGTTTTGAGTTGATAGTAGGAGATCCAAAACGTATGAATCCTACAATCTTCTGCGTTTTCTTTTCATATACCATCCAACGTAATTCTCTACCAGGTATATTACTTTCATTATTGTGTGACGAAACTGCTGCTAGTAAATTCTTATAGTGATCTTGAGGTAATGAATTTGGAAAACGATCTCCAACAAATCTAACTTCAAAATCCATTTCTTCTGGAGATATATCTTCATTAAAAAACTCATCCTCATCAGACATTAGAGGATTTGTTTTGGGAACAAGTTCCATCTTAACAAAACGAAGATAATCTTCTATTGAAGTAAAGTTGCCGAAGTAATTAATAAATTCATCGGCAGCCCATGTAGCATCTGCTTCACTTATCAGCATCTATTTCTTTCTCAACAAAATCTTTAGAAAATTCTCTCCAAAGAATATAATCATCAGGATCAAGATCCTTTAGATATACAACACCTTTATCATTTATGGCTGTTGGAGGTGCAGTAAATTTACCTCTAGTTCGATAATCATTAACTAATGCTTCAACTGCTATTTCCATCCAATTGTCTAGAGATTTTGATAATGCTCTATATCCAGATCCAACATAAATTTGACCTGCTACAACTGCAACAGTTGCTGCACCCCAGAAAGAATAATACCATCTGGATTTGATTTGTGCTCTAATTTTTTCACGTTTACTCATAAGTTTGTTAGTCATCATGATCCTCCCAAGGGTCTCTTAAATCTTTGTTTGCAAAAAAGCCTTTGTATACACCAAAGGCTGCTAATAGAACAGTAATAACTGCTATGGAAATACCGAACGTAATGTTTGGATCAGCATTATAGTGGGGTATGATAGTATTACATTTTGACCAAGTACCAGGTAATGTATATACTGGTGGGCAAGAAGAAAAAATCATTTAGAATTCTCCATAAAAATAAGAACAACCATAACTCCAGAACCTAGGCCTG